AGTGCAAGGTAATATGCATGGCACTACTGAAGCTGACTTTTCGAAAGAAGAAAGTCAGAATGTGTGGTACAATCCCACACTTGAGCTTACCAAATTTGATGTACCTGTTGCATCTCAAAGTTTGGTAGGTATTGATAGTTCACGAGCCAGAGAGCTCTTTGGTCGTAATTGCGTTCGTCTTGAAATTCATAACAGAATTTCAGGCAAACGTTTGGGCATTGGAGCTGTGTTTGTTCGTGGACATTTTTGTCTTGTCAATAATCATGCTTTTGCTGAAACAGAAGCTGAATATGACATTACTGTCATTCAGTCTACTCTTTCCCAAGGAGTGACTAATAATATGACAGTTCGTGTTGTGCCTAGAGACATTGTACGTTTGCCCGATCAAGATTTATGTCTGATCGAGTTTCGTTCTATGCCTCCTTTTAAGGACATAACCAAGTTTTGGTCAGAGGATTTTATTCCTGTGACTAAAGCTTTTGCAGTTCGACGTTTGGCTTCGGGTGATTGTGAAACTCAGGATGTATTTAATTTATCCAAGAGTGAAAATTTTCCCATCGAAGCGTTGAATATTGCGCCGCGCGTTTACTGTGGTCTTGGACCACGTGAAACTAAAGCAGGTGATTGTGGTGGTTTAGCTATTGCTGACACACCACGGGGACCTGTTATTTTAGGTATCCATACTTTAGGGTATGGACACCAATGTGGGTTTCTTTTTGTGCCAAAAGTGGCATTAGAAGAACTCATTACTAGCCAGAAACGACTTACCGGTTTGACCGTGGAAGTTCAGGGTGGTGGAGCACCAATGTTAGAATGTGGTGTTTATTCCAAAGTTTTGACAGAACCTCACCATAAGAGTGTGGTTCGTTATTTGGAAACAGGTGTTGCTAACGTTTATGGTTCTTTTGCTGGGTTTAGGCCCAAACCAAAGAGTCGTGTTTGTGAAACACCTTTGTCTGATCCCATGTGCGATCATTTTGGTTACACCATTAAATATGGTGCTCCAGTGATGGCAGGGTGGGAACCTTGGAGGAAAAATATCGTTGAGATGGTTAAGCCCAATGTGACACATGATCGTCTTGTGTTACAACACTGTGTTAAACAATTCACAAAGGATATTTTAGCAGGTTTACCTGCTGGCTGGGAAAAAGAATTAGTTTTTCTTTCTCCACGTGCCAGCGTTAATGGTCTTCCTGGCGTAAAGTTTGTGGATCGTCTCAATGTGAGCACATCTATGGGTTTTCCATGGTCTTGTAGCAAGAAGAAATTCTTGCATTCAGACCCTGATGAATTCTATCCAGAAGGTGTGGCTTTTTCGCCTGAGGTTTTGGAACGTGTGGACGAGATTTTGGGAAAGTATGCTGAAGGAAAGCGTGCTTTTCCTGTTTACACGGG